GCGACATGTTCGGCATAAGACATTAACATCATTTGGCAATCAGGACTTAAGAGGTTTGGTCCTGATTGCTTTTTTGTTACGAAAATTTTGGGATGTGATGCAAAGTGAAATCAAAAATTAAAAGGCTCAATCAACTCTGAATTTTTCAGCAAACAAAAAGAGCCTTAAATTTCTTCAAGACTCCTTTAGCATTATTCGATGCAGGAAGCTAAAAGCTACCAGTCCACAAGCGAGGACAGTTTCTTACGGCAGCGGTTCAAGGCATTATACGTCTTTTGATCGGAAATCCCTAAATTTCTTGCTGTTTCTTTAACTGAGATCGTATTCAGCCAATCAACCAAAACGCTACTTTCCAAAGACGTTAATTTGCCTGGGCGTTTTGGCCATTACCTGCTCAAGCGCAATTTTGGCTTCAAGTTCGCTGAAAGTATTTTCAGAGATAAATGAATCGTCATCGCCGCAAATTGAATCGAGCGGAACTGCCAGCACGTTTCCCATGCGTTTATTAGCCGTTTCTTCACGCTTCAACGTCGTCAGCCGATTATACAAGCTAGCCTTGAAATAGCAGCCGTAAGTTGCTTTCGTCGTTGTCTGATTGTAGCTGAGAGCCGTAGAGCAGCAGATAATATAAGCCTCTTGAAGCAAATCGTCCCGATCCAAAGTTCTGAAATGAAACGAAGTGATCGCCCTAATAACCAACGGCTTGTATTTTGCAAACAGCTCTGCCAATGAGTCCTCGCAATGGTACTCCTTAAATCGTCGAAGCAATTCTTTCGTTGCTTCATCTTTGTTTTGAGTCATGATAATGCCCCCTTATAAATATTCCTGTCGTGACTTGAATGTCACGAATATAATATAATTCTTTTTAAGCGTCTTGTCAGTGCTTTTTCATCTTAAAATCCCATTTTTAATAATTGTGTAATATTAAAGAAATAAAGTAACAACTAAGTCTGTTTTTTTGTAAAAAATGAATTTGACAATTTTATCATGAAACGGTGGTGAATAGTCTTATCGGTTTCTGGTGTAGTAAGTTTGAAGAGACTTCTTAATCACTCAATTTTAGAGAATTGGAGCTCCAAATTGATTAAAAAGTCTATTGAGACTTATTTTGTTTCGTGAGTACAGAGATTGTGTAAGGAACTTTAAAAAGATGATACGAAATCAAAAAATTGCAATAGGGGGGCTGTATTAGGAAAGTATGATGAAACCGAAGAAAAGGAAGTTTTATTTGCCAGAAAATCATCATTTAAGGTCGTAAAATACTCCTTAGAGGAACGCTCAGATAACAAATCAGTTCCGATTATAGAGGTGGTAGAAAATGAATAAAAAGCCTTACTCTGACAGAAGATGGTATGATGCTGATTTTGAAACTGTAATGAACCTTAAACCGCTTAAGCATTCAGAAGAGTATAAGAAAAATGCAAAGGAATTTTTCAGCGGACTGTTTGGCAGAGAATTCAAAGAAGAAGATTTACCAGTAGAATTACAAACTTCTGAGAAGGAGGATACTAACGGCTAATAACGATTACTTTTCAGCAGCTTATAAAATTTTGTCTTATCTTAAATATTGTTACGAAAACGGAGAAATTCAGATACCAATATTTTACGGAAGACGTTACCTTTCCAAGACGAGAGGTTTCAACACTGGTGGCGAAATCAGCGTTCAGCCGACGATTTCCGACAGCGATTACCACGTAAGCGGCGGAAACGCAGACTTGCAAGGATGGCTCAGAAGCTACTAAAATAATAAAAGCACGCTCATTATCGGGCATGCTTTTTTTGTCAAAAATATGATTTTGATGCATAATATATTAGCAACGAGCTTCAGGGTGACAACAGTGCTTTTTGACAGAAAGAGGTGATTGCTATGATTGCTAAAAACTTGAGAAAGGACAAGCGGTAGGTGGACAGATTAATATCCATCTTTTCAGCCGTCATATCGCTATGCGTTTTCGTGCTGTCGTTATTGACGTACATTGACGACAGAAAAAAATAGTCGCCCTAACCCTCTAAGTTCAGGGGCGACTATTTTTAAATGATAATAAAGGTCGTCACTGTGAAGTGACTTGCCCAGGTCTTGTCGAACAATCGACAAGACTTTTTTTGCGTCTTTATTATAACATCAAACTGCTTTTGTGACCAACAAAAATTACTGTTGGTAAATTATTTTGAAATTTTCTTTGTCTATGCTTGAGATATTGTTGCGAACAGCGCAACAATAAAAAAGTGCACTGGCGACCACCAATGCACAAGTTTAATTTAGAGGTGATATCCTTGAGGGTGTACTTTAATGCGCTTGGCTAGTGGTGTACGGCAATACACCAGAACAAGAGCGCTCCTGCTAGACTATCAGCCTAATTGTTGAATATAGTATATTCACTAATGCTGTATATATTATAGCACGGTTTAGCGACTTGCTCCATTTAATATAATAAAAAAACGCCCTGAAAAGGCGGCTCGTGGTTCGACGGTAGCACATACCGCTTAAACGTTAATTCGATTTTCACGAGTATACAGCGTATCTCTACCTGCAATATGTATTATAAACTGTTTTCGTATTTTATCAAGGTTGTGAAACGCTTGTTTAGCAACGTTTCAGTATGTATTTTTTGTTGAACGACAACTTAAGTCTTTTAGAGATAATGGCTATAAGTTCTGTAAATGGCACGCAGAGCCTAGTGCTTGTAATATTTGCAAAGAAATCGCTGAGAATGACAGTGGTTATGGAGTCGGTGTTTACCGTGTAGATGAAGTTCCTAGTCTGCCAGCTCACCCTAACTGCAGATGTGTTCTGGGTGCTTACTGGGTGGATGAGAAAAAGCTTAGTTATACCGCTAAGTATCTAAACGTAACGCCAGTCAAATATCAGCCGACGAAATGATTCCAGTAAAAGCTCGGCCCAATTCTGTATCGGCGAGATACGTTGAAGACAAGGTAGTACAGTACCGTTTATATAATAACGAAGGACACGTACTTGTTGATTTTGATTTAACCAATCATGGTAATCCAAAGCATCATAAAGTAGTTCCCCATAAGCATGAATGGAATATAATAAAAAGTGAAAATGGTGTAAAATACAAGAGAAGTAATGATCCAAACGTTCCGTTAACTGATGAAGAATTAGAACTTGTGAAAAGGTGGCGAGAATATGACAATTATTGACTTAAGAGAAGCAATGAATATGGATATGGAAGTTTCATTTGACTACAAAGGAATAAACTATTTTATTGAGCCTGACGCAAAGTCGGATAAATGGATGATTTTTTGCAGTCTTAAGCCGGATGTCCCGTCATTTATGACAATGAATGAAGTCCTAGATATGAAAATAGATGATATGCCTTTAAAAGAAGTATTACCGTTAGTAACAAATGCAATGTATTAAATATAGCATTCACATAAATAATGTGGATGCTATTTTTATTATACGCCATTGCTTAGAATTATAGACGACTAGCAATAGCCGCCTTTTTTATAAGGAGAATTAAAATGAATGATTACAAATCAAGAATGAAACAAGAATATTTAGAATTAACAACTAGAATTAGTAAGTTACGTCGAATGATTGTATTAGCTAAAGCAGATAAGTTAGAATTTAAGCTAAGTTGTAAGGATGAATTGTTAGAAGAACAATTAGAGGCTATGGAAAAATGTGCTCTGGTGCAAAAAATAAATGCTCTGCATTTTGACAGAGTCTTGTATTCATAATGTTGCATAAAAATTTTTAAGAAAAATCCATCCCCGAGGTTACGGACAACAAGACAACAACAGGACAACACTTTAAACAATCATAGATAATCATAAAAAAATAAAACACCGACTTAACGGTGTTTTAAAATCATAAATCATTATAAAATGTTATAAGAAAGCCACTTACCGGCTTGATATATATTGATATATCAACGTTTATAAGGAAAAATGTCACCAAAGTGTCACCAAGGGTCAAAATTTGATGCTATTCTGCTATCCGATGGCTTGTCTCGATCCCAACATTATTCAGGATATTTTCGATGTCGTCATCCGCTTTTTGTCTCAGTTCATCAATCAAGTATGCATATCTGCGAGTAGTGGTTGTCAAATCAGAATGGCCTAGCCTCTTGCTGATGGCGTATATATCCACACCTTTGTATAAGAGCAGGGCAACGTGGCTATGTCTAAGAGCGTGGAAGTGATAGCTTGGCTTATTTATGCCTAACTGCCGCAAAGACTTCCGAAGCGTTTTGTTGCACCCTGCCGATGTAGGTATAGTTCCAGAAGCATTACAGAATACCATTCCGGAGTGATTGGATTTTAGCTGAGCGATGATATCAAGCAGCTTGCTGTTAACCCTGATGATTCTGGTTGATGATTCAGTCTTGGTTGGGATATACTTCTTCAGCACAAAGTCCCAAGCCTTATTGATGTCAATCGTCTTCCAGTTGAAATTGATGTCGTCCCATGTCAGCGCTGCTATTTCCTGTAACCTCATTCCGGTCATGATAGCTGTATAAATCATATAGTAGCTGGTATATCTTGGATCTAGCTTACTTTCAAGGTATGCAGCCAACTTGTTTATTTCATTAACATTAAGATAATCGACTTTGTGTTCTCTGTCAGAATTCCAGACCAGTTCAACGTTCTGTGTAAAATCCTTAGTGATCAGGTCGTCAAGAATAGCGGACTTGACACACGATCTGATGATGGAGTTGGTCTTCTTGACAGATTCAGGAGCGTGGCAAGCTCCGTACTCATTGATAAACCTCTGGTAATCTCTGCGTGTAATTTCATCAATTTTCCTAGAACCATAAAACTCGGCGAGTTTAGATTGAATTACCCTATATTTACCGGCCGTGATGTAAGATATTTTGTTTTCTTTGTATGTTCGGAACCATTCGTCAAAATACTGCGCGAACGATACAGATTTATCGGTGATTGTCGAATCGTCTTTTTTTATCTCCATGGATCTGGCCCATCGGCTAGCTTCAGCTTTCGTGGAAAATCCAGCTTTAGATTTGAATCGTCTTGTTCCAGTGGAATCATACCATGAAATTCGTACTCTCCATTTTCCATTTGATGATTTAGAAATTGCAGCCATGATAATCACTCCTCCCATTTTTAAGTTTTCTATAGCTTGCCATGGTTTTTTCTCCTTTCAAGTGCTAAAATAGAGTATACAAATAGCGCACCTTTAGGCGTTGTTTTTTTGATTCGCATTCCCTTACTAATTGGCGTTGGTGGAGGGGATGCGATTTTTTGTTTACTTGTCATTGTTTTCTATTGCTAAAGTCTGTCTATATTCTTCAGCGTCTGCCATTTCTTCAAAATCAATAGTTAATTCTTTATATTCAGCTAATTTCTCTTTGATTTTCTCAATAGGGATTTTATAGAATTCTTTATGATTGTTGACCTTGTTGAGCTTATACTTGTCGAAATAGCTGTGAAGCTCATTTTCAAGCTTGTAGGCATCGTAGCTAAAAATCAGAGCATGGACATCGAATTTAAATGGGACTGATGCACTGCTCAACTCTGAAATTCTTTCAAGCGGATCGAGCCTTCTCGTTACACCTATCTTGAAAATATCTTTACCAAAAGATCCAATATTACTTATAACGTAAACGTATCCGGCTGAAGCATTGGCGGTTCTATAATCCAATTCTTCTTTCTCTTTTTCTCGATCATCCATTTTTTTCTTTAATTCTGCAACTTGATCGTTGATATCTTTCACTTCAGCATCGTTTGTAAGGTTTTTTAATTTTTCTTGCAATTCATTAATCACATTCTCGTAATGGGTAATATCTTTGTCGATAACCTTTTTCTTTTGAGCAACTTCTTTCTGCAAGGCTTTTTCTTCTCTCTCACGTTGACGCTGCTCGCGCAGTTCTTCTTTTTCCTGTTCCTTTTTCCTTGCGTATTCATATGCCAATGCCAATTCTTCTAGTTTGGAATTCAAATAATAATAAGATATAGACACTTGAGTTACTGAAGTCAACTTGTTGATTTGTTCGTATGAACGCTCAATTCTTTTTTGGATTGAATCGTAATTAGAATATTTAACCTTATTAATGGCGGCCTCACATTCGTTGTTAAATGCCCGCAAAACCAATTTGATACTATCATTAGTCATTTTAGTTCCCTTGGCCTTGCTTCCATCTACAGTCCAGCCTTCCCTGTAATCAACAGCAGTTTTTTTTCTTATCATCTCTTTTTGATTCTTTCGAATTTCAGTTAGTTTCTCTTTATATCCGAGAGACGTTGCAAAATCATATTTTGGTTCGTATAATCCGTATTCTTGCATTTCTATAGTGCTGTTAGCATTATCAATCTTTTGTGAAAGTTCATTGAGCTTGTCGGCGAGAGTTTTTTTCTCCGTGCTCAGTTTTTCAACATTAGAGTTGAGTTCGTCCAGCTCTTTCTTTTTATCGATAATTGATTGTTGAAGTTCAAAAGCATCCATTTGCTCAATAGACATTTTTGACTTTTTCAATTCTTCTAGTTCTTTTTTATATTGTTTACCTTTAAATGCATCAAGAAAACTCATATTCTTGCCTCCTTACGGTTTTATAAAGTTTACCATGCAATCTGACAGTTGATAAGATCTAACAAAATCCAGTGCGTTAAAGTCAGGACTGACATCAACTTTTTTCAGCAATAAAGCCAATGCGAACTCGTTAGCCTCAGCTTCAATTTTAGACACCTGCGTACTGGATTCCAATCGTCTGAAGAACGTCGTAGATTCTCCCGAGTGGAGTATAATATGTCCAAGCTCATGCGCCAAGACAAAATCTTTTTTGGGGTATTCTAGTTTAGGACTGATAAGCATGGTAGTTTGTCCATAGCTGCTAACAGTCATTCCTAAAGTGCTGTCTGGCAAATCTATAGTATCAACTATGCACGCACCTGTTTCTTTAATCAGATTAGCAGGGTCAGTAGTTCCACAACTGTCAACCAAGTAATTGACTTCTTTTTTTATATTCAAATAACATCAATCCTTTTTGCTTCTCTTTTTATTCATTTCAAGCGCAACTAGAAGTGCAGCTTTTAAGCTAGCCTTATCTTCATCGCTCATTGGTTCTCCATAGAAATTCACGCTGTTCTCAGATTCCAAGCCATCCAGCATTCTATCGGCAAGCTGACCGATATCGCTCATTTCTTTAGGAGATAGCGAGGTTTTATCATCAGTTCTTCCTAGCAGGTAATCGGTAGACACTTTAAAATAGTCAGCTACCTTAGACAATTTATCTACACCTGGAGTGTTTTTTCTCCATCTATTTATAGTTCCGTTACCAAAGCCTATATTTTCTTCTAGCCGCCTAATCGAGATTTTTTGCGTGTCGGCTAGGGCTTTAATTCTGTCATAGAGGTTCATGAGTAAGTCGTCCTTTCCGAATCACTCACAAAAATATACGCAAATATTCTACATTTTCTGTTGACAGTGTCGAAAATATGCGTATAATAATTTTTGTAAGTTAGTTTGATAGAAAAAAGCAACGATAAAAACAACGATTATTCCGCCAAGAATAGTAAGAGAGTGGTTTTGTCGCGCTTATTAACTACGCTCTAATTGTAGAATATATGTATAAATAAGTCAATATATTTGTACGAAAATATTCTATGAAAATGTCTATCGTTCTGACTTACGGGAGGGCGGGACGGATTAAAGAAAGGATGTGAACAAATATGCCAGAAACTTTAAATGGAAGGCAAAAAATCAAAGCATATCTTGACGCAAATGAGATATCGATTGCATCGCTAGCAACGATGTACGGCGTGCCGAAACAAGATTTGTCAGACTATTTAGCAGGCAGGAAAAAGAACCCTAAGGCAAATCAGGTGATTCTAAAAATCATCTCTGATTTTAAGCTTAGCTAAGGGAGGCATCAGAAAATGAACGAACTGAAAGTTTTAGGTAAAGAAAGAGTTGGCGCTTTTGAATTTACCGGAATCGAAGGTGGTTTCGGTGGAGATAAGAAAGCAATGTTGGTTAAGGACATCGCAGCGATTCATGACAGACCAGTTAAAGCAATTAATCAAGCGATAGAAAGACAAATTAATAGATTTAAAAATGGAATAGATATCTTGGATTTGAAAGTTGAAAATTTTGCGGTCACACTGAGTGACCTCGGATTTAATCAAGGACAGATTAACGCATCTAAGCATATCTATCTGTTATCTGAACGCGGCTATGCAAAGTTGCTTAAAATTCTTGAAGATGACAAAGCATGGGATATTTACGATGAGCTGGTTGATAACTATTTCAATATGCGCCAAGCGGTCAAGACAGACAACAAAGCACTGGTTGCCGACAAACGATTAACGATTATGGAAGAAAATGCAAAAACGCGTAAAGCAAATTTGCTTTACAAGATTGCAATGGCTACTGAATCTCAATCTTCAGCACAATCAATGCTCGCTTTGGCAGCTAAGGAACTGACAGGTGAAATGACTATCCCCGTCATGAAACGCAAGGAATACTCTGCTACGGAAGTAGGCGAGAAATTGGGAATCTCTGCACAAAAAGTAGGCAAGATTGCAAATCAGCTCGGCATAAAAGCCGAACAGCCTGGTCAAAACAGATTCGGCAGATGGGCCAACTCAAAATCACGATACAGTGACAAAGAAGTGGCACAATGGCTTTATTCGGAAGACGGGCTGAGTGCAATCAGGAAGGGGATGATCAAATGAACAATACTGTTATGCAGAATCTGAAAGCTGAAGTGACCATAACTATTCCAAAGGACATGGTTTTGGTCAATCGGGTCGATTACGAAACAATGAAACAACGGTCGGAAGAGGTTAAGACGTGGTCCATCGCTGACTTCAAACGGGAGTTGGATATCCCAAAGAATGTCACATGGATTAAAGAATGCCTCCTCAAGCCCAACATCAGCGAAATCAAAAGCTGGTGCACCTTAAAGGAGGGAAGTGGCGGGAGAACAGGAACTGTAATCCTGTCTACCGGGGCTAAGAAGTGGTATAAGGAATTCTTCCCGAAAATTGACTGGGAAGAAAAAATTTGCGAATAGGAGGATTTAGTATGTCGCCAATAAAAATAACGATTGATCAAGAATATGTCGAAAACTTGGTCAATAGCAGAATCGATGATCTGCTTAATCAAGATTTGTCAGGCATTACATGGTCGCTCGATGAATTCCGCAAAAAGTGCTGCGGGAATAAATCCAAAGAGTGGGTAGCGCTCTATATCTTCTCGAAATTCAGCGACGAGATTACCGGGACTGATGGCTGGCTGATTCCCAGTCAAGGCAGAGGTTCACAGAACATAATCTTTGCCAAGGCTGCCAAAGAGTGGATGGAAGAAAATCGCCAGCGGATTGACTGGCGGGCGAAGTTGCCAAGATAAGGAGGAATCGGAATGGAAAAGGGAATCACCATCAGTCTAGACATATTGGGACTGTTGCTAGCCATGGTGACAGATGCTGACTGGGAGACAGAAAACGAAGAGAATGTCGCCACTTATTTCATGGCAAAAACGTTTAAAGAATACGGCTATAAAGCAGGCCTTGACCTAATTGGCTATGTTGCCGCATTCCAGTTGCGAGAAGTGCATAAGCGCGGTGGAGACGCCGGAATAATCATAGATGTTCTGGCGCAAGAATTCGGCGATGACGGGCTTGAAGCGACAGCTGCAAAGCTCGAAGAAATCGAAATAGTAAGGAGAAAGAGAAAATGAATGGATTAGTAGGAATCGAACAGACGAGGAACAGAATCCTCAAGCAGTACACCGTGGCTGATATCGTGGCCACAGATGACTGGTCGCTTGAACAGTCACTTGATACGGCGTGGAACAGGGCAAAACTCATGTCAAGCCTTGAAAGACTGGACGAAGAAAAAGATGCCATCGCAAGGGGGTAAGAATATGGAAGATCAAGATCCAGAAGAAATCATTAGGGAATTTGTCCGCAATGCTAAAAAAGCCCACAGTGTTCTGTGGGCGTTCGACCAACTCATTTTGAAGGACAGCAAGTGGTGGAAGCCTTATGATGCTTTGTCAAAAATGTTGGATGAGTTTGACAAAATCGACGTAGACTAAAAAACCGCCCGATAGGATAGGGCGGTTAAAACGGTTGTTATTACAGTGCTAAGTATAGCACATTCTAGGAGGATTTTGAAGATGGAAGCCTTAAAAAAAATTGAAGTTAACTACACACCAGGAACAATCACGTTCCCGTCAGCGGGGGCATTGAAAGCCTACGTGGCAGAAGTACTGGCAAAAACAAAAGGCCTTGTTGCCACGGATGAAAGCATCAAGGCAACGAAAACGAGCCGAACAGAAGTAAACAAGCTTCAAAAGGCCATTGCTGACGTAAGAAAACAGTATAAGAAGGAGTGGGACCGGCCTTTCGTCGAGTTTGAAAGTACGCTCAAGGCTCTTGAAGGCGACTGCAAAGACGCCAGCGCCGACCTTAAAGCTGCGATCGATAGCTTTGAAGATCAGCAAAAAGAGGAGCGCCGTAAAGCTGTGCAGGGGCTTATCGACGAGATGGCCCCTAACTACCATGTCGATCCCGAAGATGTCGAGATAATCGACAAGTGGCTGTTGAAGTCAACATCGAAGAAGGCGGTACTGGAAGGCGTCGCCGAGTCGATGAAGACTCTTCAAAGACTCAACGCCGAGAAGGCACAAGTCGAAAAGCTCTGCTTGAAGCACGGGCTCCCGGCAGAGAGATATATTGACCTGCTCCAAAGAGGGATGACTTATATCGAGGTCGAGCAGGTCATAGAAGGAGATCTTCGGAAACAAGAAGAGGTCGCTGATCTCTTCAAACAGCGGAAAGCTGCAGAAGTTGCCGCCCAGAAAGTCGGTATGGTTGACGTCGGCGACGGCAAGCTTATCGATACCGAGACAGGGGAACTCAAGCACGAGCTCCAAAGGGTCTCTCTTGAGCTTCAGGGGACCAAAGAACAGATCGACGACATAGCACGGTACATCGTGAAGAGTGGCGTCAAGATCGTATCGTCAAGCGAGCGTGAGACGGTCATTGAGTAGGAGGTGGCGAACATGGAAGCTAACGGAGAGATGAAGAACCTCTATAAGGCTCTTGCAAAGTTCCGCCAGCAGCTCAAGCAGCCGGCGAAGGATGGCGCTAACCCGTACTTCAAGAGCACGTACGTGACTCTTGATGGTGTCATCAAGGCGGTCGACACCGCCTTGGAAGGAACGGGCCTCTCTTACATCCAAGAGGCCGCCACCTCCGACGGATTGCCGGCGGTAAGAACCGTCCTTTTCCATGAGGACGGCGGCATGATGGCAAGCGGGTGGCTGTCGCTGCCACTCAAAAGCGGGGCAACTCCCCAAGACGTCGGCAGCTTGCTGACGTATGCCAAGAGATACCAACTGGCGGCTTTCTTTGGAGTTTCATCCGACATTGACGACGACGGCAACTCCGCCAGCAGCCAGGGCGATCAAAGATACCCACAGAACGCGGGCTATCAGCAGCAGAACAGTTATCATGGCAGCGGTAATCGTGGGGGTAACGCCCCAAAAAGTGATAACTCACAGCGTTATCATCAGGTGCTGCAGGAGACAGTGGCCCGTCTCGGCATGACCGCCGAAGAAGTCAAGGCGGCCGTAGCAAGCGAAGTTGGCCAGAACCCACAGTATGCCAACTATACGAAGTGGTCGCCCGAGGTCAAGCAAAACGTCGCAATTAAAGTAATGAAGGACATGATACGGCAGTGACCTACACCGAGCGGGTGAGATGCCCGCTAGAGAGGAGCAGAAGATGAAGGATGAAAGCTTTGTGATGGTGGCCGGTTGGATGGTCAGCAAGCTGCAGCTCAAAGGACGGGAGCTGCTGATATATGCCGTGATATACGGCTTCTCGCAAGACGGGCAGTCGTGGTTCACGGGCAGTGTCCGGTACCTGGCCGAGTGGGCGGGATGCAGCAAAAGAACCGTGTATACCACTCTGCAATCGCTCCTTGAAAAAGGGTTGATCCGTAAGCGGGTTAAGGACGTTAACGGGGTCCGCTTCTGTGACTATCAGGCGGTGAAGCCAGACGCAGGGGTAGTGAAAAAATTGCACGGGGGTGGTGAAAAAACTGCACCAGGGGTAGTGAAAAAATTGCACGGGGGTGGTGAAAAAACTTCCGAGCATAATATAGAGCATAGTATAGATAACATATCTATAGAGCAGACAGATAGAAAGAGTCAAGCTGCTACCAAACCGCTTGAAAAGGAAGAGACTTCCGGCGGTCTGCCTGGCGATGCCGGTTTGGGCAAGCTGGTCGATTTCTACCAGGCTAATTTTGGACTGATAGGCGGGTATCTGCTTGATGATCTGAGACAGACGTATGAAGAGTGGGCCGCTCGCTCAAAAGACCCTGCCGGCATCATGCTCAAGGCTATGCAGATAGCGCTTGAGAAGAACGTCCGGACCTGGCGCTTTGTCGCAGGCGTCTTAAGACAGTGGGAAGGGCACAACCCGCAAACCCTGTCTGACGTAGAGACGCTCGAAGCAGAGCATCAGCGTAACTCCACCGGCGGTGCTACTAGTCAGAGCGAGCGTGAGTTCAACGCTCAATACGGATGGGGGGACTAACATGCAACGGATCACTTTTAACATGCAAGAACCGCCGAAAGAGTGCGAGGGTGCGCATCGCGCCTGGGAGTGGTGGATCACGGCCACAGAAGAAGAGAAGGCCGTCGCGCGTCGGCAGATGGATGAGAAGAACGAGGAATTCATCAAGTCCGAGTGCAAAAGACTCTTGACGCCTAAGACGTGGAAAAAGAGCATGTGGCCGGCTGGAAAAGAGATACGGTTCTGCTTCCGTGACTGGGACTATACGCTTCAGGCTGATCATGAAACTGCAAAAGCAGTGGCGTGTCAGGCCAAAGCGCTGTCTGACAAGATTATCGCCGGAAGCACTGATAACGCGGCCTTCATCGGCGGCACAGGCTGCGGCAAGACGTCACTGGCCATAGCTATCCTGACTGCTTGCCGCAAACACAGCATGCCCTGCATGGTGTTAAGTACGGCGGAGCTTGTCAGTAGCCTCGACAGCAGCTACGGGTACGATGATGCCAGGCGACAAATTGCCAAGGTTGAGAAGGCGGCCGTTGACTGCAGCGTGCTGCTGCTTGACGATTTGGGCGTAGAGGGCGGACCGCAAATCAAGCCCGTACGTCGGGATATGGCGCAGCTGATGTACAGGATAAGCAACGCGCGACTTGACAAGGCTACGCTCGTGACCACCAACAACACGCCGGCCGAGCTCGGTCGCATGTACGACGAACGCATCGTCAGCCGGCTTATACCCAAAAACAAAGGTCAGATAGTAGACATGCGTGGACTTGATGATGTCCGCGGGAAATGAAAAAGGAGGACCGGAAATGGTTACTACAGTTCAAAGTTTTAAGTTTAACGAGCGCGACGAAAAGGAGGTGGGCTAGATGGAAGCCATGGAAGTCATCGACGTATACAACCACCCCAATGCCACTATCGTGGAGCTGGAAGACCGTTATGAGTTCTTTGGCGGCCATAACTGTGGGGCTTTTATCCCAGGAAAGCCGCTTGCCACGCCGGCAGTGCCATACAAAGAACTCTTCAAAGCCAATCTCAACGGTGTCATCGAGCGCATGATCAAGGGGGAGGCATGATGTACGGCAAGCAGATACACGCAGCTTCGCACTTTGGCCACAGAGTGGAGCTTGACGGGCAGAAGTTCGACTCCATCAAAGAGGCACAGTTCTACAGTCGCTACATCAAGCCTAGCGGCTATGCATACAGGTGCCAGGAGCGTTTCACACTCCTTGAGACGTACACACTGGAGCTCATCAGACTCCGGCAGACGGTGTACAAAGCGGACTTCGTCATCTACGACGATGCAGGGCGGATCAAGCACGTCTACGACGTCAAGAACTCGCTCAGTCGGTACAATATCGACGAGAAGAGCCGTCTGAAGTTCCAAATGTTCGCCCGCAAGTACGGGGTTCCTGTGGAAGTGGTGGTGCCGAGAGCAGGAGGCTTCCTGGTAGATATACTAGGCACGACTAAGAAGATAGAACCGGTGCTCATGACGGGCATCGACTACGACTGGCAGCAGCTGATCAGGTAGCTGCACAACTTCCCGACGGATAACCGCCGGGTACCGGACCCTTAGCTCAGTCGGTAGAGCAGACGGCTCATAACCGTCCGGTCGCAGGTTCGAGCCCTGCAGGGTCCATCGCCCCACATGCTCCGGGGCGAAAAAAGATATTAGTCTCACATTTGACTTTGAGAACGCAAGCATTGACGGGTTTAGATACTCACAATTGAAAACCTGAAGTGTAGCGCAAATCGGGTCATAGCACGCGGACATCATGGTCAGCGCTCAAAGCGTAACGCGTGCATAGCCGGGGCCGCTACTGAGCGGTGGCCGACGGAACCGGCTAATTTCTGCCCGACCAAGCGGGCAGAGCCTACTTTAAGAAGTAAAGAGACATGTACGGATATGTAAGCTCAGGCGTGCCGGAAACGGTCCATCTCATGATGATGAGGAGGTTCGAGTCCCCTACCGGCGCATAAAACTAGGAAAGGAGAAGATAGATGGCATGGTATGTAGTCGATACTGAAGAGGACGGCGTGTTGACGAACGTAATCGTCAAAGCAGAAAGTCCTGAAGAGGCTGAACGGAAAGTTAAGGAGGAAAAGAAATGAACGATTTTAAGAAGATTAGGGATGTACTTAAAGGGATTTCATGCGAAGAGCTTATTGATGTGTATAATAGCGTCCTTAAAGCCCTTGGCGCTAAAGAACAAGAGTATATCTATGAAAATAGCGACGAAGCGCTTGACAGAGTGTTTAAGGACTGGGAACCGTCGGAAATAATGCATTATCTTGATGACAGGGACTGGCTGAATGCTGACTACTTTGCTTATGACGACGCTTATGGCTGGCAGACACTGGATGATGCCAAGGACGCAGTTGAAGAGTGCGTGGATATAGATAACCTGGCAGTGGCGATCGGGGCTCGAAGCATACACTGTGGAGTGCCTGAAATCGACAGGCTTCTCCAGGAAAAAGAAGGAGAAAAAGGATGCGCATCACAAGAGACTACGGGCTCACCAGCTCAAGGTTAGAGCATGATCTGCTCGCGAGCATCGACAGAGGCATGAGGGCTGACGTCAGAAAACGCAGGAAGAAAACGCCGGCGCCAAAGCCTGAAAGAAAGTACAGTCATGCGTGGCATGGCCAGAGTTTAGGAGGACGAAAATGAAGTACAGAAAGAAACCAGTTGTGGTTGAGGCGGTTCAGTTCACAGATACTGAAGAATCAATTTTAAAATTATCAGAATTGGGATTAGATCCAGTCCGGATTGATTACGCTGACACAGACAGCCCGATTTTAAAAATAGAGACCCTTGAGGGATTGATGATTGCGGCAAAAGGCGACTACATCATCAAAGGAGTTAAGGGAGAATTTTATCCATGCAAGCCGGATATTTTCGCAGAAACGTATGAAGAAGCAAAGGAGTGCAGAAAATATGACTCGAGAAGAATGGATTCAATTTAGTGTCATTTCGGTAATTTATGTAATTGTGCACATTACGATAGAACTGATAAAAGAAAGGAGAGAAAAGTGAGACAGGATAAATATGATTACAATGAAGCAGCACGAAGATATGCTGAGAAGCTAGACCGAATTGACAGAGCTATAGAAGAAGAGCTGCGAAAGGAATTCCTGACAAAAGCAGGCAAGATATTGCTGATTGCATCGATTATTCTGTTTATGCTACCGCTGATTTTGATAAAGGAATCAGTCATGGTGGAATTACGCTTTCAGCTGGTCAGTTGTTTCGGAATGATTGCGGCAATTGCCATGATTAAGGCGGGTCGTGACTGACGCATTCAAAAGGAGTGATATTACTTGGAAGATATCTTCAAGGCAAATAAAGCATATCTTTTTCAGTATCGAAAGAAGATGGAAAAAATTCATCGGCTGGAAGATAAACTGGCGCAGATTGACAGTGATCTTATTGTGCTCAAGTCCCCAGCCATGAGCAGTGAACCTAAATCATCAGTCAAAATAACGCTGACAGACAAGCTTATTCAAAGGGAAGAGTTGGAAGATAAAATCAACACGCTTCTCAAGTATGCACGTCAGGACAGGACAGACATTACACGATGCATTGACGCTCTCGACAATCAGAAGCAGGCGTTGGTTTTGGACCGATACTTCATCGGCCTGCAGTCTCTAGAAGAGATAGCGGACGATGTTAGCTATAGCTGCAGCTATGTCACCAAGCTTTACATTCAGGGCGTTCAGTCAATCAGTGTAGTTTGAGTGCAGTTGTAGTGTAGTTGAAGTGTAGTAAGAGTGTAGTTGGAGTGTATACAAAGTAACCGTGCATACATGCTATTATGATAACGTCGAAAAAGGCAAGAGATTAACACCCCCTTGGGGATACCATGCCAAGATGGTAAGCATCCCCCTGGAGTGCAAGTTAATCCCTTGCCTTTTTATATACCACCAGTGGAGGTGACAGCATGGTCAGAGCTGACAGACAAGGACAGCACAGGACTGCATTTGAGAAGAATAAGAGAAGAATATTACTGACACAAAACGTCTGTGGGATTTGCGGCAAGCCTGTTGACAAGACGCTAAAAGCTCCGGATCCATTGTCGCCTGTCATTGATCACATCGTACCGATTAGCAAGGGTGGTCATCCATCTAGTCTGGACAATCTGCAGCTGGCTCATTGGCAATGCAACCTTCAGAAATCGGACAAGCTATATGCTAGTGGATTTAAAAAGAAGCCTCAAGTAATCGGCAACAGGAATCTTCCACAGTCACTGGACTGGTCCAGATACAGGGGGGGATAGCCCCCCTACACGGGCCGTCCGTGCTTTCCCGCCGTCACTGCACGTTTTTTCTCGTGAGGAGTGAAAGGAGTAGATAAATTGAGTGAATTAAAGGGCATTGCTTACCTCAAGCGCAAACTGGCAACGGTCCGGCCGCGTGTCTTGATGAGGTACAAGCAGTATGCGATGAAACACTATGACCCGCCAGTCGGTTTGACCATTCCGCCGCAGATCCGTGACAGATACCGTGCCGTCTTGGGTTGGAATGCGAAGGGAGTTGACAGTCTGGCTGACAGGTTGGTGTTTCGTGAATTTGGTAATGATGATTTCAACGTTAACGATATCTTTAAGCAGAATAATCCCGACGTCTTTTTTGACAGTGCGGTTCTGTCCGCGCTTATTGGTTCCTGCTGCTTCGTTTATGTTTCTAGTGCAGACGATTCGGTCCGCCTGCAGGTCATCGAAGCCAGCAACGCAACGGGCATCATCAACCCAATTACAGGCCTGTTGACTGAAGGTTACGCGGTTTTGCAACGAGATGATGATGACAATCCGATTTTAGAAGCATATTTCACCTCCGACGAAACGTGGTATTACCCTAAAGGCGGTTTACCATATTCAATCGCCAATCCCGCTGGTATGCCGCTGCTTGTTCCGGTCATTCACAGGCCCGACGCTGTCAGACCGTTTGGCCGGTCAAGAATCACCAGATCAGGTATGTATTATCAGTGTTACGCCAAACGCACGCTTGAACGGGCTGACATCACCGCCGAGTTCTATAGTTATCCACAGAAATATATTCTAGGTATGGATCCGGATGCCGAGCAGATGGATACTTGGAAAGCGACTGTCTCATCTTTGCTCAGAATTGACAAGGATGATGAAGGTGGTCATCCGGTAGTCGGTCAGTTTACTACCGCTAGCATGTCGCCTTTTACGGAACAACTTAAAACTGCCGCCGCCGGATTCGCGGGCGAAATGGGGCTGACGTTAGATGATTTGGGCTTTGCGTCCGACAATCCGGCTTCAGTTGAAGCAATCAAAGCAAGCCACGAAAACTTAAGGTTGGCCGGCAGAAAAGCGCAACGATCATTTGGCAGTGGATTGCTTAACGTGGCTTACGTATCGGCTTGTTTAAGAGACGGGTTCCATTATCTGCGCAAGCAATTTGTCAATACTACGGTTAAATGGGAGCCGTTATTCGAGGCTGACGCAAACACGCTGACGTTGATCGGTGATGGCGCAATCAAACTCAATCAAGCATTGCCGGGCTATGTGACCGGCGAAACAATCCGTGATTTGACCGGTGTAGCCGGCAATCCTTCTGCTGTGCCTGCTGAAAGCGAGGCGGCGAGTGATGAATGATGATGTTTTGCCAGGACTGCTTAAGGAAGTTCAGGCGAAATTTGAAGCCGAATTTGGAAAAAGCAAGGTCGTTGAAGATGCTTTTAAAAAGTTGAAAGCCAAAAAGGCAACCTATTCTACCGCAAACAATTTTGCGATTGAAGTTGGTGAAATACTCGCGCGAGCGCTGCAATCGGTAGTGACGGCGGATAGATTGCCTGATGGCAAGATGTATTACAACATTGCAAAGCGTTTGTTGGAGCCGGTTTTAGGCAACAATTATAAAACAGTTGCCGATTATGCGGTCAAAGTGCAGTCTGATCTAAACAAGAAAGCAAAAATCGGTTTGAACGCAAAAAAAACTGTCTTGAATCAAGACAGAATTGATGGTTTTATCGATCGATTATCTTCTGAAGATGACTTTAATAAAGTGAAATGGATCCTTGATGAGCCGGTGGTCAATTTTACGCAGGCAGTTATTGATGATACTATCAAAATCAATGCTGAATTTCAGTATAGCGCCGGGCTTAATCCGACCATCGAACGTCGCACTTTTGGCCAATGCTGCAAGTGGTGCGAAAACTTATCAGGAACATACAACTATCCGCATGTTCCCGAGAATTTCTATCATCGTCACCAACGTTGCCGATGCACTATTGAATATGATCCGAAAAACGGCAAAAAGCAAAATTCATGGTCAAAGAAGTGGTACCGGTCAGATCGTTCTGAACTTGAACGGCGACGTAAAATGAATATTGATATTCGGGATAACAACAGGAAAAGCGATAGAGCTGAATATTTAGAATTCACTAAGAAACTAGACGCTAAGTTCGTGCCTATTTCGCTAGCTAAATTTCAAGAATTGAAGTACAATGACGTTGAAAGATACAAGGAGTTAAAAGACCGTGTCGTTTGGAGTGAAGCTAAGTTTCCAAGCGAAAAATCTTTAAATGGGCACTTTAAATCTCACGGAAGTGAATTTGCGAATATTTCTAAAGAACAATATCAGGAAGCAGCGGCTAGTTTGTTAGCGGAGCCAGTCTCTGAAGATATTTTAGGATATGAAACAGATAATAGGCGTGTTCGATATGATCGCGAAAACAATATAATTGCTATCGGGAAAATTGGAAAAAACAGAAGTGTAAAAATTACAACTATGTTTAGACCAGACGAAAAAGAGGAATATTATTATGACGACTACGAAAGAGAACATAATTATAATTGATGGTTGGGAACATATTCACTGCCCGATTTGCGGTGAGCTTGTTGAAACATACGACATTTGTGACAAATGTGGTTGGCAAAACACAGGCGAAACGAATATCGATGGCGGCCCCAATAAAATGACGTTAGCAGAAGCTAAAGAGGCTTATGCTAAGGGTGAGCCGATTAAATAGAAGCACTTAACTGGTTTTGAGGTTAGGTGCTTTTTTTATGATTTGAAAGGAGTTAGAAAGTGAAGTACAGAAAGAAACCAGTTGTGGTTGAGGCGGTTCAGTTTGTAGATACTGAAGAATCAATTTTAAAATTATCAGAATTAGGGCTAGATCCAGTCAAAATTGATTATGATGTCCCAGATAGTCCAATTTTAAAAATAGAAACACTCGAAGGATTGATGATTGCAACAGAAGGCGACTACATCATTAAGGGGGTTCAAGGTGAATTTTATCCGTGCAAACCTGACATTTTTGCAGAAACATATGAAGAAACGGAGGAATAAAAATGTTAGAAAAAGCAAAACAATTAGCATCACAAGAATTTTCACGTCTTTCAGGCCGTGAAATTAAAGCAGAGGAATGCTTTATCGTCTGGTTTAGTAAAACCTTGCAGAATTGGAAGGCCCTTGTCAGCACGAATGCAATTTCATCAAACGAGAAGTGCGGTGACTATGCAGAAATTACTCATAACGGTGATAAGAAAGAAACTTATGTAGATGTATATGCAAAAGTTTCAAATCGGGCTATTAAAGATTAGGAGGACAATCCGATGCCTCCCAGCGATAGGGTTATCATGCGATTACAGATTGAAAGGAAAAATGTTATGGTCGAAAAAGAAAAACGGCTTGGCAATCAGGATCCTACTCAATCGGTAATTCTTCCATTCTCTAAATCCTTATCTGATGAAGCAATTGCGATTTACGAAAAAACCGGTCTGCAAAGCTACCCTTGGCAAAAAAATCTTGTCAAAGATATTATGGCGGTCGATGAGGACGGTTTGTGGGTTCACCAAAAGTTTGGCTACTCCATTCCGCGTCGCAACGGTAAAACGGAAATCATATACATTCTTGAACTTTGGGGGCTGCATCACGGATTAAACATGCTGCATACGGCTCATCGTATCAGCACTTCCCACTCTTCTTTTGAAAAGGTCAAGAAATATCTTGAAAAGATGGGGTTGACTGATGGCGAGGATTTCAACTCAATTAGGGCCAAAGGACAAGAACGTATCGAGCTATACGAAACAGGCGGAGTGGTCCAATTCCGCACCAGGACTTCTAACGGTGGTCTTGGCGAAGGCTTTGATTTGCTGATCATCGACGAAGCTCAGGAATACACCACGGAGCAAGAATCGGCACTCAAGTATACCGTTACTGACAGTGAAAATCCGATGACCGTGATGTGCGGTACACCACCTACGCCTGTTTCAAGCGGAACAGTGTTCACGAAATACCGTGAAACTTGTCTTTTTGGCAAAGCCAAATATTCCGGCTGGGCCGAGTGGTCGGTATCTGAAGAAAAGGAAATCGACGACATTGACGCATGGTATAACTCTAATCCGTCACTCGGGTTCCACCTGACTGAACGTAAAATCGAAGCCGAACTAGGTGAAGACAAGCTTGACCACAACGTTCAACGTTTAGGCTTTTGGCCATTGTACAATCAAAAATCTGCAATTGCAGCAACCGAATGGGATGCGCTAAAAGTTGACAGTTTGCCAGCCTTCCAAGGTAAACTTTTTGCCGGTGTCAAATATGGTCAAGACGGAGCAAACGCTGCGTTGAGCATTGCGGTACATACCGCAGACAAGCGAGTGTTTGTCGAAACCATCGACTGTCAGTCTGTTAGGAATGGCAATCAATGGATCGTTAATTTCCTGAAAACTGCTGATGTGGAGCAAATCGTTATTGATGGGGCTAGTCGTCAGAAGATTCTGGCCGACGAACTCAAAGACTATCACGTCAAAAACGTGGTACTGCCGACCGTCAAGGAAATCATCATGGCCAATTCGATGTGGGAACAGGCGATTTATCAGAAAACGTTGTGCCATGCGGGACAGGCATCACTTAGAAAAGTTGCGACAAACTGTGACAAGCGTAACATCGGGTCAAGCGGCGGTTTTGGTTATCGATCGCAATTTGATGATATGGATATTAGTTTGATGGATAGCGCTCTGCTTGCGCACTGGGCTTGCGCAACACTCAAGCCTAAGAAAAAGCAGAAAATAAGCTATTAAATGCACCGAAATGGTGCTTTTTTTATGCTCAAAATTACCGAACGCGCGGGGAATCGCGGAGAAAGGAGACATTTTGATATGTCAGAATTTAAAACAATTGAAACGCAAGAAGATTTGGATCGTATCGTAAAAGAGCGTTTAGCTCGTCAAAAAGAGAAATACGCTGATTACGATGAATTGAAATCACGCGTGAAGGAATTGGAAGATGAAAACGCAGAACTGCATACTGCTGCTGATGTTTCTGCTAAGGACAAAACCGCACAGGAAAACCAAATTGCCGAATTGCAATCTAAAATTTCCGATTATGAAACGGAAAAGACGAGAACACGCGTGGCTCTGCAATACGGTTTGCCCCTCGACTTGGCCAGTCGCTTGCGCGGAGACGATGAAGAAGCATTGAAACAGGATGCGGAAAATTTGGCGGTGCTCATGCACGCAAATGAGCCAAAAGCTCCGCTTAAATCAACGGAGCCGACAGTAACTGATGATAAAGGCTGGGCGCAGATGACGCGCCAGCTTACAGAACATTAATTTAAAAGGAGATTGATATTATGGTTGATACATTAAAAGGCGGCACAACATTTTCGCCGGAACTTGTTACGGAGCTGATGTCGAAGGTCAAGGGCTACTCAACTCTTGCAAAACTCAGCGCGCAAACGCCGATTCCATTCAACGGTTCACAACAGTTTGTTTTTAATTTGGAAGGCAATGCACAGATCGTTGGCGAAGGCGAAACGAAGAAGCCGGGCAAGGCAACTCTTGAATCAAAGGTTATTCGCCCAACAAAGTTTGTTTACCAGGCTCGCATTTCAGATGAATTTAAGTACTGCTCAGAAGAAAAACAGATTGATTACCTTCAGGCATTTTCTGATGGATTTGCCAAAAAGATTGCGGTTGCTTTTGATTTGGCGGCAATCCATGGCCTTGAGCCTAAATCACTCACTGATGCTTCATTTAAGGCGACAAATTCTCTTGACGGTTTGGTAACTGGCGTTGATTTTGACGCTAAGAAACAGCTTGATGACCAGATTGACGCAATTGTTCAAACGGTTGTTGCCAATGATTATGACGTAACTGGTCTTGCGCTTTCTCCGGCCGCAGGTCAAGCTTTGGCACAGATCAAGGTCAACGGTGTAGTGCAATATCCTGAATTCCGCTTTGGTCAAAATCCTAACGCATTTTATGGTATGACGTCCGACGTCAACAAGACGCTTGCTGCGAAAGGCGCTACGTCCGAAAATGATTACGTCATCGCAGGCGATTTCCAAAATGCCTTCAAGTGGGGCTACGCTGAAAATATTCCTTTGGAAATCATCGAATATGGCGACCCTGATCAGACAGGCCGTGATTTGAAAGCAAATAACGAAGTCCTTCTTCGTGCAGAATCGTTTATCGGTTGGGGCGTGCTTGACGCTAACGCGTTTGCGCGTATCAAAGCGCCAGCAGCTTAGTCACTATAGATTAGTTTAGGGGGTGGTAGGGTGGCAAACTTCGCAACCGTTGAAGATGTTGAAAATTTATGGCGCGTATTAAAGCCGACTGAACGCGAACGGGCGCAGAATCTGTTAGAAACAGTGTCCGATTCTTTGCGTGTCGAGGCGAACAAGGTCGGCAAGGATTTAGATGCAATGGTAGCTGAAAGCGTATCATACGCTAACGTTGCTAAATCGGTAACGGTAGACGTGGTAGCTAGAACACTGATGACTGCAACTGATCAGGAACCGATGACGCAGGTTACAGAAAGCGCGCTTGGATATTCGTATAGCGGGTCATTCCTGGTGCCAGGCGGCGGTTTATTTATTAAAGACAGTGAACTTAGACGCTTAGGCTTAAAAAGGCAACGATACGGGGTGATGAACTTATATGATGAGTAGACTTCACGGAATTACGGTTATACTTGTTGACGAAACAAACGCAGGTGAAGATCCGTTTGGTCAACCGGTTGTTGAAAAAACCGAAATTCCTATTGAAAACGTGCTGGTCGCACCGGCATCGACGGATGATGTTACCGCAGAGCTGAGTTTGACCGGCAAAAAAATCGTATATGAGTTGGCAATCCCCAAGGGCGATATCCATGACTGGACTAATAAAACAGTCAAATTTTTTGGCAAAAAGTGGAAAACGGTCGGAATTCCGCAAGAAGGAATTGAGGACCTGATACCGCTTGACTGGAATAAGAAAGTGATGGTGGAATGCTATGAGTGATTCTAAATTCGTTCTAAATCGTGCCGGAGTAGCGGAGCTGATGAAATCATCGGAAATGCAAGCGATTCTGAAGGATAAGGCAACCGCAATCCGCAACCAGTGCGGTGACGGTTATGAACAGGACATTTATGTTGGTAAAAATCGTGCGAATGCAATGGTTTCCGCTGAAACCATCAAAGCCAAGCGCAGCAATGCCAAGCATAATGTGTTATTAAAGGCGGTGAATGCTGCACATGATTGAGCTGATTTTAAAGCAGTATCTGAATGGCGCGCTAGATGTCCCCGTTCTGTTTGAACATAAGGAGGGGACGGATGTTCCTTTTGTCATTATCGAAAAGACTGGTGGCAGTAGTGATAACCATCTGCAGAAGGCAACGGTTGCCATTCAATCGTACGGAACATCACTATATAATGCGGCTTTGCTAAACAATCAAGTTGTGCAGGCAATGAGCAAATTCGACGGAATCGAAAACATCACTGGCGCGCATCTAAATAGTAACTATAACTATACTGATACAGAAACAAAGAATTATCGCTATCAAGCGGTTTTTGATATTAATTATTTACAGGAGGTATAAACATGGCAAATCAACCTAAATATGTTACGTCTGCCAAGCCTAAAGTGGGCGGCAGTATCTATAGCGCACCAATCGGCACGGCATTGCCGACTGACGCAACCACCGCGCTTAATACGGCTTTTAAATGCCTGGGATATGTGTCCGACGATGGCGTACAGAACTCGGATGACCGCAAAACCACCGACATTAAGAGTTGGGGCGGCGACATCGTTAACTCGGTTCAAACGGAAAAAACAGACACGTTTAAATACACGCTGATCGAAGCGTTGAACGTCGACGTTCTCAAAGAAATTTACGGCGATTCTAATGTAACTGGCGGCCTCGATACGGGCATCACGGTCAAATCTAATTCAATAGAACTCGATGAACACGTAATCGTAATCGAAATGGTATTACGCAACAACGTGCTCAAGCGCATTGTTCTCCCGTCCGCCAAAGTTACGGACGTCGGCGAAATTAAATACAAGGACGGCGATAACGTTGGTTACGAAACTACCGTTACCTGCTTTCCCGACGACAACTCAAATACGCACTATGAATACATTGTTAAACCTAAAACGGCAGTTTCAGGGGGCGATCGCTAATGCTGAAGGGTAAAACCAAGACAGGATTTGAGTACGAATTCGATGAAAAAATCTTGAAAAACTATGAATTGGTCGAGTTGCTAGCAGAGGTTGACGATGACCCGCTTGTCTTGCCTAAAATCTTTAAGATGTTACTAGGCGATCGAGTTGAGGAACTTAAAGATCATGTCAGAGATGCAGACGGGGTTGTTGATATTGAGAAGATGCTGACCGAATTTCAAGATATTTTCTCAACTCAAGCCGAGTTAAAAAAATAGTTTTCCTTGCCGCCGCAATCAGCATTGATGAAGATGCCTTGACATGCGACCTCGCTGAAACATACGGCATCTACAACTATAGACAGCTACCTGCGGACCGGGTAGCTGTTTTTGTATATGGGCTGAGGGATGATTCTAGGATAAAAATGGCAATGGCTGATACAACGTTGCCGTTAAACACGTTGCTACAGGCTGGCATACTTGACAGGCTGAGCATTCTCATTTGGCAAAAAACGGAGGATGCGCAAACCGGCAAGAACAGGCCAACGAGCATAGTAGATTTGCTGATGGGTAACGCACAAGAATCTGAAACCGAAAATGTATCATTTGTGAACGGCAAGGAGTTTGAAGAAACACGCAACAGAATCCTGAAAGGAGTGGTAGACAATGGCGACTGAACTTGGTAAAGCGTATGTGCAAATCGTACCATCTGCACGGGGCATCAGTGATGGGATTGCTAAAGCTGTTGTTCCGGAATCAGCAAAAGCTGGTCATACAGCCGGTGTTAGTTTAGGCTCAAGGTTGGCTAAAGCCGCTTCTGCAGCCATCGCCGCGGCGGGTATCGGAAAAGCCATTGCCGCATCAATCAGCGAAGGCGGCAAACTGCAGCAATCGATTGGCGGTGTCGAAACACTGTTCAAGTCGTCTGCCGGCACGGTAAAAAAATATGCACAAGAGGCATACCGGACAACTGGCGTGTCGGCTAACTCATATATGGAAAACGTAACCAGTTTTGCGGCGTCCCTTGTGTCGTCGTGCGGTGGTAACACGAAAAAGGCCGCAAAACTGGCTAATACCGCAATGACGGACATGGGCGATAACGCTAATAAAATGGGCACCGATATGGACCTGATCACGCAGACATATCAATCGCTTGCGCGTGGTAACTATGCCATGCTTGATAATCTCAAGCTTGGTTATGGTGGTACTAAATCCGAAATGGAGCGATTGATGCGGGACGCTGAAAAGCTGACGGGGGAACACTACACTGTCGGCGATTTTGGCGATACTGTCAAGGCAATCCATGCGGTTCAGGAACATCTTAAGATTACGGGTACAACGGCCAAGGAAGCATCAACTACGCTTCAGGGGTCGTTCAACTCGATGAAGGCTTCGTTTCAGGATGTTCTTGGCAATCTATCTGACGGCGAGTTAGACATAACTCCGTCGCTGAACGCGCTGGCGAAGACTACATCAACATTCTTCTTTGGCAATTTTGTACCAATGCTAGGCCGCTTGATTTCGACGTTGCCGAGTGCTCTTTCGACATTTATACAGGCTGCCATTCCGGAACTGAAAAAGGGACTTCAAGGGATGTTCTCGAATCTTGGCATTGAAATAGATTTCGGCAGCGTTTCGGGCAGCATTAGCAAAGTTCAGCAAGCATTGACGCCCGTAATAAACACGATTAAGACGTGTATAAACAATCTTGATTTCAGCGGCTTGAAATCACTGGCTTCTGCTGTACTTCCGGCAGTTCAGGCAGGGTTTGAAACATTTGCGAGCGTCGCATTGCCGGCAGTCAGCCCGCTGATCAAAGCAGTAACCAGCTTATGGAACGCATGCCAGCCGCTGCTTAAAACAATCGCTGGAGCGCTGACCCCGGCTTTTAAAGTTCTGGGTGCATTTCTTGGCGGTGTTTTCAAGGGCGTTCTTAGCACAATCACGTTTGCGGTTAATGCCGTTAAAGTTGCCATTCAAGTGTTGACGCCGATTGTCAATGTCGTTGTTGCAGCTTTTAAGGCATTTTCACCGGTTTTGACAGCTCTTGCTTCGTTTATTGGTCAGTTAGTCGGTCAGTTCGGTGGTCTGGGCGGTGCGGCTAAAACGATGAAGAACGTTGTCAGCACTGCGTGGAACGGAATCAAGGATGGTGTAAAGCTCGCTGGTGAAGGCGTCAAGGGTGTAGTCAACGGTTTGAAAATCGCATGGAACAGTTTGAAGTCTGCCGGCAATGCCTTGCGGAGTGCAGTATCAGGAGCATGGCATGGATTAGGCAGCGTTGTTTCCAGCGTATCCGGCGGTGTACGCGGAGCCGTCAGTGGCGCTAAGGCAGCATTTAGCGCATTCGGCCGTGGCGTCTCCAACGTATCTGGCGGCGTCAAGGGTGTTTTGGGCGGTGTTAGGTCTGCATTTAACGGATTGCGGAACATCAATTTATGGCATGCCGGTGCAGCTATCATGAACGGTCTTCTGAGCGGTCTCAAATCCGCTTGGGGAGGTGTCAAGCACTTTGTAAGAGGTATTGCCAAGTGGATTAAGAAACATAAGGGCCCTATCAGCTATGATAAAAAACTGCTGATTCCGGCCGGCAATGCAATCATGGCCGGGCTTAACGGGGGACTGGTAAACGGATTTGAAAACGTTAAGTCAACCGTGCTGGGCATGAGTGGTACGATTGCTGATACGCTGACTGCTAATCCGGTTGCTACATTAGCCACCTCCGGGAACGTTGAAACAGGTACTGCCCCGGGTGGTACTACGCCGGTTGTGATAAACCTGACGCTTGGCAGCAGTGATTTCCAGGCATTCGTTGATGACATTTCCAAAGCACAGGGTACTAAGACGCAGTTCCAACGTGCGTATAAATTCTGAAAGGAGTGGTGAGTGTGAGATCACAGGTAGCATTTAGCTATGGTGGGCAATGCATTGATACCGCAATAGCCGACTTTGACACTCTTGCCGTTTCAGGTCGTGGTAATTTTACAACTGCGGTCAATTCGACTGATTTAGCCAGTGATGGTGCTAAATACCTGAGTTCGCGCATTGAATCGAAGAAGCTGACGGTAAATTTTTTCCTGCAGGCTTCAAGCCTGTCGGATCTGTCTGACAAAACAGGGAAACTTAAAAAGCTTCTGTCCGTCAAGAATACGGAAGTTTCCTTTGCCGATGACGGCTATAGATATACCGGTACTGTAACGTCACTCACGTTTGACGATACCACTCTTCACCCAACAGGGACCATCGAAATTACGCTGAGCGATCCATACTGTTATTCTGCGGAGAAGACTATAACGGGAACAGGGACGTCTGTAAGTTTATCCGAGTATGATGACACTGGGTTTGCAAATTTGCCAGCAGCGATTGAATTCACGCCAGCGGAGGGAATTTCCACATTCCAAGTCACTAGCAATCAAGGCAAGCATTTTCTGCTAAATCAGTCAGTTTCAGCCGGCAAGAAAATAGTGATTGACTTTAAATCCCTGACATGTACGGTCAACGGCGCTACGGTATTGTCAAGCGTTTCTCTCAACAGCAATTTTGCTGACTTTAGGATTGACCACAACACTAAGCTGACATTTAACGCAAACGGCAATTATGTAATTAGATTCGAGGTGAAAAAATTGTGATTTTGTATCAGTTGAACAAAAAACAGGATGTGATTGGAATTGTTTCGTCCGATGTCATCAGCGCAACGCTCGAGGAACAAATCAACACGGCCGGAAGTCTGAAGTTTGTCGTCGCCAAGAAACTGAGTGCAGGGTGTCAGTATGTACTTATACAGCGCCCCGGTGCCGCTACGTACATGTGTTTCAAGATTCTGACGGAAACACAGGAGGACAACCAGGTTAGCTATACCGCGGTCGAATCAGCATATGATGAGCTGGGGGCATACTCATACATCAAGGACATGCGACCACAGAACCGTACGGCTAAGGAAATGCTGCAGCAAATCTTGTCGGCAACACGGTTTTCTGTCGGATATGTTGCTGATACCGGTACACAGAGTACGAATTTCTACTACACTACCGTCCTGGCCAGCTTGCAGAGTGTGGTCAATCTGTTTAATCTTGAAGTCACTTTTGACGTTGTCTTTGACCCGATTGACAATCAGGTCAAAAGGCGATTGGTTAACCTGTACACTCAAATGGGATCCAGAACCGGGCGACGGTACGAGTACGGCAATAAGCTGCTCAGCGTAACGCGCGAACAATCTAGCGATGAACTGGTAACCGCATTGGTTGGTCGAGGTTCAAGCGTTCAAGTGAGCGAAGGAACAGACGGAAGTCCTGACGGTTATAGCCGGAAGATAACCTTTGCCGACGTTGTTTGGAAAAAATCAGCGGGCAATCCGCTTGATAAGCCAGCTGGCCAAGAATATCTTGAGGACCCGTCCGCAACGGCCGTATATGGCTTTTCTGACGGTAAACCGCGAATCGGCTTTGTCGAATTTGACAAAATCAATGATAAAAATTTATTGATAAAGGCAACGTATGACAAGCTGCAAGAACTCAAGCGGCCTAAAGTATCGTTTAAAGCGTCAGTTACTGATGTTGGCAATCTGTCACTGGGCGATACCGTTGCAATTATCAGGCATGACTTAAAAATAGAGTATTCCACGCGCGTGTATAAGGTCACTCACGATTTACTCAACGCGCAAAACAATACGATTGAGTTGGGCGACAATTTCCAAAAAGCAAGCATCACGTCAACAATCAGCGCAGTTCAAGATACGGTGCAGAGCGCCAAAGATTACTCGCAATCAGCGTTGCAGTCAGCCAACGGCAAGAATACCAATCATTTCGGTACATCGCAGCCACAGTTTGCTGTTGAGGGGGACTTGTGGTACAAGGATCTCGGCAACGGCGAGACTGAAATGTACCAATATCAGAATGGTAACTGGGAACTGATTACGTCGACGGCAGAGCTGCATAACACGCAGAAGGAAGTTAACCAGGCCATCAAAAATTTCAACGCACAATTTAAAGAAATCGATGACAAGTACGTTCCTAACGAAACTTACCAGACTGAGAAGCAGGCTTTTTCCACAGCCGTGACTAAAGCCTCGGAAACAGCTCAAGTGGCAAAGGCAACTGCGGATACTGCTTCGGCAAATGCAACGGAAGCAAATAACAGCGCAAGTGAAGCGCGCGCTAAAGTTGATGACGTTACTAAAACCGTGACAGAAAACGGCAAAGCAATCGGGGAAATTAAGTCAGATGTCAGCGGCGTAAAAGCCACGTATGCCACGCTCGATGGCAAGGTTACGTCAGCATCGGCCCGAGCGGGTGCTCTGGAAGCAGCACTGAGCGACGGAAAAGGCGGGTTGATCAGCGTTAAAGCTGAAAATAATCGTATTGAATCCCTTATTGATTCTAAAGTCGATGGTAGTGAGTACAACACGTTTAAGCAACAGACATCGACCACACTCAGTCAAAAAGCCAACAAGACTGACCTGAACGGATATGTAACAGGGACACAATTTAAACAGACAGCAGATAAAGTTGACACGCTCGCAAGCGATGTCAAGTCTGTAAAGACCAAAGCTGACACTATTGAAACGACTATGAACTCGACAAGCTTTGCAAACAGTGTCGTTAAGGCAAGCGGCATCGACACGAAAGTAGCCGGGTATGATACTACGATTCGGAAGCTGATTGGTAAGGATGGGACAACCGGTGACTTGAATACGTTAGTATCTGCCTACAGCAATGAAACCAGTCAAACAAAAAAGCAAACAACCAATTTGATCAGCGCGCTTGACTATAACACATCGACCGGATCTTTTGGTAGCGGATTTGCCAAAAAAGTTGCTGATGCCTATGGTACGACAGAAGCGTACAAGGCGCTTAATGGCAAAATCGACGGGTTGCAAATCGGCGGCGCAAATTTGCTGGACAATAGCTCAATGGAAAGCACAGCGATTGGGCACAACTCGTATGACGCTATGAGTTTCCAAAACGGCTGGACAGTCTTCACGCAGAAAACAACAAAGCAAAACCGTAACAACTGGTACATCGATATGCCCAAGGGCCAACCGGAAGCGGGAATCTATACAGTTAGTATCGATGTTAAGCTGCTCAACTGCTCTTCTAGATTGCCCACGGCTGAGCTGCTAATCCGTAGAAAAAGCGACTGGTTCTCTTACGGGACGAGTGGAGAGTGCACGCTTAAAGTAGGACAGGCTGTCCGCTTGTCTGCCATCGCCACATCTCCGGTACAGCCAACCAATGACTCGGCGGCTACCGTTCTGCAGCTATGCACTACAAGCTCTTTTGTTGGTCAAATCGCTATCCGCCACGTAAAACTCGAAAAAGGCACTAAAGCTACTGACTGGTGCATGTCGGATGGAGACATTAACAAGCGCATACAGACTCAGGCCGATGCACTCACGGCCTATCAGGCAGAAGTCAAGCGGACATATGCTTTGTCATCGTCGGTTTATACCAAGACGGAAACGCAGACTAGAGAGAATGCTCTTAAAAATGCAACCATCAATGATTTGAAAGCTACTGATGATTGGAAAAAGTTAATCAAGATCAATCAGAACTCAAGCTGGATCCAAGACGCAACCGGTTTCCAACAGCAAGCGTGGAAATACAATCTGGATTCAAGCGGTCAACTCATCGGCAAAAAGAGTTTTGAAGACGGAACCGTTGGGGAATGGATGTGCAACGACTATAAAACAAAAGCTGTTATCAGCGGCATTACCTCCTACAGTGCATACGGTTACCACAAGTGCATTTACACACCTAACAACAATGATTTGTATTGGAATGTCGATTGCAAAGTAAATCCCGGTGACAAGTACTATGTAGAACTACTGGTTCCAAACTTTTACTCCGCACACGCCGGGCGCACGATAACCGTTACGGCATACTTTAGGTACGTAAAAGACGGAAAGAGTGCGTGGCAATCAGGGCCGTCCGGTCAAGTCACAACTGGGACTAGTGCTTGGATCAAAGGTGTCATAACCGTGCCGGATAACGTCACGAGCGTTAAGCCATGCATAGGAGTTAAGGATAACGGGGCTACTAGCGTTGTGCATCTCACATACGCCAGCTTCACCAAGCTTGATGATTACACTCAGTCAAACATGACGTCAATCAAACAGTCATCAGATGGCATTGGTTTAAAAGTTGCCCAACTCGTCGGGGGTTCTGACATATCGAAAATCGACATGACTAGTGCGGCAGTCAAAATTGATTCAAAGCATATCTTACTAGATGGCGATGTTGCGATTGACGGGACGACTTTCGCGAAAAAAATAAAAGCAACTGGTATCACTGCAGACATGATGCTGGCCGGCACTATCGATGCGGCTAAAATCAACGTCATCAACATTGATGCGTCGAAAATAACCACCGGCGTGCTGACGGCTAAAATTGCCAAGCTGATGGGTAGCAACAATTCGTGGATGAGCTTAGACGGGTCAGGAATACATGCTGAAGGTGGTACAGCCGCTAACAAGGATCAGTGGGCATTTGATCTTGGCAGTAGAGGGTATCATATAAAGCGCCAAGAACCAAAATCGGGTGATTATCGTTGGACGGGTGGATTAGTTTATGGCCAAAATGTGGCAAACACGAATTTGAACGGATTAGGATTGGTAGTCTGCCCAAGTAGCAGCGGCGGTAATGGGGATGAAATCTCGATTGGCAAGGTTGTTAAAGGTAATTTTGACGGCGGTTATGAATGGAGCCCTTCGATGAAGTGGTCTGCGACAGGTTATGGAGGTTTCGGCTCAGGCTTTCACTGGTACGATACGTGTACATTGGAAAATGACAAAGCACGCACAATTTATACGGGAGGAAAGGATCCCTTCTATATCAGGAACATACGCTGGGGTAACAGTGGCTACTATTATCCATCTATACAGGTTGGTTACAACGAAAATACTAAATCATCATCGGGAATCGCATTTCGTTGGGACGACATAAAGCCGTGGGGAACTATGAACATGGAAAATGCGGAAATTTCTTGTGGCGCTTCTAACAAGCTGAGATTTACGTGGTGTCAGTGGTCCAACTGGTATCAGCAATGGAAGATACCTGCGATTTCCAATCGAGTTTCACCGACATCCGGGATTGCCTTTGCTTCAGGCGGAATCAGAGAGTTTGCCGGGTCCAAGGTTCGCGATTTATAAAATAGGAGGAAATAATATGGCTTTGAAAAAAACAATCATTCTTACGGATACAATCGAAAATGCTAACGGTGACGAAATTGCCGAAATGCAAACATACTTAACAGGCGATGGCAGCACACCTGTTGTTAGAACGATGGGGCTATCAGAGCCGATTGGTTATTCTGATGATGGCAGGGCTATTTTGCCTGAGCAAGATGATAAGGTTATCGAGAAACGTCAACAGGAATTTATGGCAGCAGCCATTGCAGAGCAAAAGGACTTCTGCAAGCAAAACGGTGTAGATCCGTCATTAGTTAACATCATTGGAGCAGAAAATAAGGAGGATAAGTAATGGATACTGAAAAACTACAAAAAATTATCAGCAACCTTGCTGCTGAAATTGGTAATCTTAATATCAAATTAGCTAACTTGGCAGTTGAAAATGAAAAATTGCAACTGGTAGCAGAAGCAAATCAAAAGAAAGAAGAGGATTAGCAATGGCACTTACAAAGCAGAAAACAGTCAACCTTTCTGGAGAATCAAGGATAGGAGATGAATTGGTGGCACGTTTTTCGGCGCAAGTATCATCTAATGATGCGTTGAGTCAAGACATAGTTACAACAATTGCCAACGTTGATCTTTATCGCAAGAATTCCAAAGCTGTAAGAGATGATGCAAATTCGTTCAGAGAATTTGTTTATGCTGTGCAAGACCAGGTTTACTCAGAAACTGAAACAGAATAATAACTATAGCGGTGGGGTGGGTGGGTAGGAAAAAGGAGTGATTAAATGTTGCATACATTATTAGGATATTCCTGGGCGGAGATAGCATCATTTCTTGGTGTGATGTCAATTGTTGGTGGATTTGTGCTGTGGTTGGTTAATCACGGAGCCAAAATTTTTAATCGAAACGTTAGCTCTGCATTGCAACCGTTTGGGGAGCAGATAAGAAATCTAACTAAAAATATCGAGCAGCTTAATGCGAATTTCAAACAACAACAATCAGCTTTTGAACGCTTGGAAAAACGAGTTGATGAACATGATAGAAGACTAGATAGACACCATGAACGAATTAAGACGTTGTTTGAGAAAGGAGATGATGATAAATGAGAAAGGCATTTTTAGATAAGGATGGCAAGCTGAATCGCAAAACTATTACCTCTTTGGTATTGCTGTTGATTGTCCTGGTGCAACAGCTGTGCGCGATTTTCAATCTTAAGTTTACAGGCGATGTTGGTCAAATCATGGACCTTGTAAACACGCTGTTGACGATCGGTGGTATTTTAGGTTTGGTTGATGGAGTTACTGTTGACACGGAAACAGTCAAGTCTATTGACAAGATCGCGAACAAAGCCTTAGAACTCGCGTCTCAGCACCAAGATGAGGAGGTAAATAATGAGAAATCTAAATAGAAAGTTGCTCTTAAGTCTAACCATTCTGGTTGGGCTTTTTTTAATGCCAATAAGTGTGAACGCTGCTAGATATTATGGGGTTGATAGTTCTAGGTATCAAGGTAACACTCTTAAAAAAGTAACGCCTGAAGATAGCTTTGCTATTTCTCAAATTGGAGGTTACTATAATGGAACATTTATTCCACAAACGACCTATCAATCACAAGTAGCAAGTGGGATTGCGATGGGGTTGCGGATGCACACATATATCTATATGGAAACGGGTTCTAACCAAGTTCAAACCAAACAAATGCTTGATTACTACTTGCCTAAAGTACAAACACCAAAAAAAAGTATTGTTGCGCTAGACTATGAAAGTGGTGCTAGCGCTGATAGGGAAGCTAACACAGATAACGTGTTGTATGGGTTACGTAGAGTAAAAGAAGCTGGTTATACTCCAGTGCTTTACTCATACAAGCCTTATATCTTATCTCACTTAAATCGTCAACGGATTACAGCTGAATTCCCTAACTGCTTATGGATAGCAGCATATCGCGACTACTCTGTAATGACTAGACCCGATTATAACTACTTCCCATCCATGCCCGGGATTAACATGTGGCAATTCACTTCTACTGCGATTGCTGGTGGATATGATTACAATGTTGACTTGCTAGGTATTACTTTGAATGGGTATAAGAAGGAACATCCTAAGAGTGAAACGAAAGCAATTGAGCAAGGCCAAAAAGCTGATAATACTCCTAAGAGCGCTATTCAAGTAGGCAATACTGTTCGTGTTAAGTTTGGTGTAAAATATTGGGCCAATGGTGTTGGTATGCCAAGCTGGGTACAAAGTAATACTTACAAGGTGCAACAAGTATCGGGTAACAAGGTGCTGTTAGCCGGCATCATGTCCTGGATAAATGTTAGCGATGTAGAAATTATTAGCGTAACTAATAATAGCAACCCAATCATTGGCGCTAGCTATTATGTAGTAAAATCTGGCGACACTTTAGGTGGAATTGCTAGCCGCTATGGTACAACTTGGCAAAGGTTACAAGAGTTGAACGGTTTGAGCAATCCTAATTGGATCTATCCAGGGCAACGGCTAAAGGTAACTGTGAATGGATATGCTCAACGAGCCTACACTGTCAGACGTGGGGACACTTTGAGTGGCATTGCTAGCCGGCTTGGCGTATCGGTAAGCTCATTGGCCACACGTAACCGCATCGGCAACATTAACTGGATCTATGCAGGTCAACGGTTAAGCTACTGATGTACGAAAGTGTACGAAAAACATATGCTATAAACTGCTGATGTACGTAATTATGTACGCAAATGTGCGAAAGTGTACGAAAATGATGCTATAATTAACATACAACAGCTTCGTAATCCCCCGTGCCGAACGGGGGATATTTTTTATATAAAAAAGTAGTAATTTTTAAGAAAAAGGTTGTTTTTGTATAGGTTAGGAGGTATAATAAATAATGTAGGAAGGAGGAAAGATATGGCGAAGGCAATTACAATAGCCCTAGTAATCAGCTACTTGCTCGACCGACAAGTTAAACGACGCATCGAAAGAGCAAAAGCGAGAAAACTAGAGCTAGAAAATCAAAGAATTGAACAAGAACTCAACAAGTAATTGTTCAACCAAACTGAGGGAGCCGATTCCCTTAGTTTGGTGCACCTTCATCATAACATATATTATGGATAAAAGCTGGGTTTTTATAGTTGTGATTTCAGTAATAGCGATAGGTATTTCTTTTTTTAAAGACTATCAAGTTAGGAAAAGATATAATGATGCTGAAAGAGAGAACCGACGTCTTGATGAGGAGTTGAAAAAGCGATGACATCAGAAGCACAAAAACGTGCGAACGAAAAATGGAAGGCTGCTAACAAGGAGAAGCAGAAGATATATCGATATCGTTCGCAAGCGAAGAAATTCATCAATGAGTTTGCCAGTCAGGATGACCTGTTGGAACTGCGTAAGATGATTGATGACAAATTTAATAAAATGGAAGAATGACAAAAATACCCTTGGCCATGAAAGCTGAGGGTATTTGTGATAGTATATTCAGAATGTCAATCTCACTTCAAAGTGTCACCAAAAGTGTCACCAAAGTCAGCAGAACATAGTAACGCTTAGTAACTGAAATACCGTTAAATCAACGTTCTGTACCTAGTAGAAACGCGTAATTTCCATAACTTAAGCCACTTACCGGACTTGAACCGGTGACCCCCACCTTACCATGGTGATGCTCTACCTGCTGAGCTAAAGTGGCATTCAGACTTACCTATTAAGTATATCTGATTAGAATGAAGAATGCAACAATAAATTATGATTCTGCATTTTTTTCAAAGCTGAACGAAACAGTATAAAGCTCAGGGGGAATTTGTCTAAGCATTTCAGGCATCTGTTCCGGACAGATCAAAGTCAATGAATGCATGGCGCGCGAACAGATAGTATATAAGATGCCAAGCGTGTCTTCAGGAAATTTTTCTTCTGTAACGTCGCAAACGATGACTGAATCAAATTCGAGGCCCTTGGCAAGATAGATCGGAAGGATCGTTATGCCTGAGGGGACGGAAACGTCCTGATCGTCTAAAAGCGTGACGTCAAAATCTTCTTTAAGCTTGAAGAAAAGTTCTTCTGCATCCCGTTCGTTCTTTGTGATCAGGGCAACCGTCCCGTTTTGATCAAATGCGTTTTTAAGCGCTGTTTTCAAATCTTTGAGTGCATTTTCTCGGCTGGTCATGAATAGTGTCGGTTTAGCGCCTGAACGAGCAAACGAGCGAATTTTGCTTTTGTTTGGAAGAAGCGATTTCATGAAGTCGGTAATTTGCTTGGTTGAACGATAGCTGGTGTTCAGTTCGATGATGCGACAGTTTTTGATTTGAAGGCTCTCGTTTAGCCTTTGAAGCAGTGATTTCGGCTCTTCAAGCGGATTGAAGAGAGCTTGTTCGCTGTCACCCAAAAGCGTGAGTTTGGCATTCGGAAAGGCGTGTTTCAGGTAAATCATGGTTGCCATTGAGTAATCCTGCATCTCATCAATAAAGAGGTGTTCGATCGAACGATTTTTTCCTCCTCCGGTCAACAGATCGCGCAGGTAAAGCACCGGTGCGCAGTCGCTTAAAGAGATTCTGTGAAATTCAACGTTCTCAGAAAATTCATGCGATGAATCGGGAAGCGTGCGGGTTAAAAAGTCTTGATACTGTGCATAAACGTCAAAAAAGAAGCCGTTGTAAAGTCCGTCATAGATTTGGGCAAACTTTCTTTCGGCAATTTTTTCACCGATGTAAAATACTTCCTGATCAAGACTTTGAAAATGATTTCTGCGTTTCTTTCCGATCAGATCGTTATACTCCTCATCTGAGAGAAGATCGATTGCTGCGCGCATTTTCCTTGACCGCGCGGTGGTTTTGATGAGTCTGTTCAGGCGCTTGATCAAAGCATTTTTGATTTCAAGGAACTTGTCTTTTTGTTTCATGGCAGTTGGAAGCTTGGCAAAAATTTCCTGGATCTCCTTTGCGGAGAAGATGACCTGTCCGTCAGGAAGAGTCATATCGGCAAATTTTAAATCTTTTGCGTCTAATTTTTTTGCGTAAGCGAAGATTTTTTGCATGAATTCGGCAGATTCTTTGATTTGTCGCACGTCAAGCTGTTTTTGTGTCAGTAACGGACTTTTTTCATAGCGGGCAAAAATCGTTTCGACGTTCAGGCCCTGGAATCTGCGACTGAAAAATTCAGCAAGCGTGACTTGCCGCATGTTGCGTTCGCCAAGACTTGGCAAAACTTCTGAAATATAATGTGAAAACAACAGGTTCGGCGAAAATAAAACAATTTGGTCTGCAGAAAGTTTGCGGTTGCTGTGATAAAGCAAAAAGGCGATGCGCTGCAAAATAGCGGAAGTTTTGCCGCTTCCGGCAACGCCTTGGACCAACAGCAGATCATGTTTTGTGTCCCGGATGATGTCATTTTGCTCTTTTTGGATGGTGGCAACGATGTTTTTCATGTATTCATCGCTGTGTTCGCCTAAAACGGCCTGAAGCATTTCATCGCCGATGGTTTCGTTGGTATCAAACATGTGTCTGATTTTGCCGTCGACGATCGTGAACTGTCTTTTTTTGACGAGTTCGGTTGTCTGTATCCCCATTGGCGTTTCATACTGAACGTTTCCGAGCGTGCCGTTGTAAAAAATCGAAGAAATCGGAGCACGCCAGTCATAGACGAGAAAATTGCGATTGTTTTCCGCAAAAGAAGCCGTTCCGATGTAAAGCGATTCGGGTTCCTCTTCGCCTTGGTCAAGGATATCGATGCGACCGAAGTAAGGGGAATCTTTCAAAAGAGTGAGCTTTGAAAGTTCCTGTTTTAAAATGCGCTCATTTTCGACGTTTTTTGCAACAAGCTGCTTTTGCTGCTGAACCTCTGCGTTTGTTTCCATGCGATCATCGACTTCAAACGTATTGATTTTGGCATTTTGCACGTAGTTTTTTTCAACGGAAGACGTTTCTTTGCGTGCTTTTTCAAGTTCGTTTTCCGTAGTTTCGATTTTTTCCTTGATGCGGCCGATAACGTAATCGACGCGCTGCTGCTCTTTTTTCTTTTCGGAATCCAA